TGAAATTGGTAATCTGTATGGCATCCCTGTCTTCACTTCTAGCAACGCAGATACCACTTCTGGTTCTGGTGCGGCTCGTGTGTGCTTGATGGGTCATCGTGATGCTATGGTCTTGGTTGAGCAAGTGGGCGTTCGTTCACAAGTTCAATACAAGCAAGAATACTTGGCAACACTGTTCACAAGTGACACTCTGTATGGCGTAGCCGCCTTGCGTAGTGCCGCTTCTGTTGGTGCGGCTAAGTCTTCTGCTATGTTTGCTTTGGCAGTTCCAGCCTAATTGCAGTTGTCCCCCCTGCCCTAGTGGTAGGGGGTCTTTTTTAAACTAAATTAGGAGTAATCAAAATGGCAACCGCTTCAGCAGTAGTAACACGCAGAGGAAATGACCAATTCCGTGGCTTGTTTTCAGACACTTGGGCTGTCAAATGCACATTGAATCCCGGTTCTTTGGCAGATGGCGTAGGTGAAACCGATGATGTGACAGTTCCCGGTGTTGCCTTGGGCGACATGGTAATTGGAGCATCTTTGGGCGTGGATTTGGTTGGCATCACTGTCACTGGCTATGTCAGTGCCGCTGATACTGTCAAATTCCGTATCCAAAACGAGTCAGGTTCAACTGTGGACTTGGCATCTTCTACTATGCGTCTCGTAGTAGTTCGCATGGTTTAAGTGATTGGGGGGCTAGTCCCCCCTTTCTTATTTTGGGGGTTTTATGGCTACTTTTAAGTGTCTGCAATCAGGCAATCTTGTGACTTTTCATAATCAAGTTGACATTGATTCGATGAAAGGTCATCAAGGTTATGTGAGGGTAGATGAAGTAGAAGTAACCATAGAATCTGTAGAATCAGAAATCAGAACAGATACCGCCTTTCGTGCGCCTGTCATCCCCACAATTAAGCGTATGGGAAGACCCAGAAAGGTAGTTTTAAATGTCTGATGAATTTGGCGCAAGAGACTTTGGCAAACTAGAGGCTCAAGTCGAGGCTTTACAGAAAGAAATGCACATTCTTAGTGCAGATGTAAAAGCCTTACTAGAACTTGCCAATAAGTCAAAGGGAGGCTTTTGGATGGGCATGACCATAGCCTCATTTGCTGGTGGCGTGATTACTTTCATTGCCGATAGGTTGTGGAAATGAAAGAAGGACTCTTATCAGGTCAAGTCTGTCCATTGCCTACTCAGGACATCGAACTTAACCTTAAGAACCGCAACAACGCTTTCAAGAACTTTGGGTATGGCGCACCAGACCCCAATCTTCCAAATCATGCGTTTTGGCTGAAAAAAGCCAAGATGTACAACGCTACTGTTGATGATGTCAAACAGATGCGTTGCGGTAACTGTGCCGCATTCATTCAAACCCCAAAAATGATGCAGTGCATCAAAGATGGTCTAGAAAAAGGTAAAAGCTCAGAAAATGAGCTTGATTACGATCAGCAGTTTATTGATGCCGCTGATCTGGGATTTTGCGAGTTATTTCACTTTACTTGTGCCGCTTTGCGTACCTGTGATGCTTGGAAATCTGGTGGTTCAATCAAGAAAGACTAAGGAGAAACCCTATGAAGAAACCCACAATGGCTCAGAAAAAGGTTGGAAAAGTCATGCACGAGTACAAAGAAGGAACTTTGCATTCAGGCTCTAAAAAAGGCAAAGAAGTGACTTCTCGTAAACAAGCAATTGCTATTGCTCTGTCTGAAGCAGGAATGTCCAAGCCAAAAAAGAAGATGAAATGAAGCAAGGACTCTACGCCAACATTCATGCCAAACAAGCCAGAATCAAAGCAGGGTCTGGCGAGAAGATGCGTAAGGTAGGTAGCAAAGGTGCTCCTACTGCTGAAGCCTTTAAACAGGCGGCAAAGACTGCAAAGAAACCTAAAAAGGTGAAGTAATGAAAACTCCAGCTTGGCAACGCTCCGAGGGCAAAAATCCCAAAGGGGGATTGAATGCCAAGGGGAGAGCATCTTATAATGCAGAAACTGGTGGCAACTTGAAAGCACCAGTAAAGTCGGGGGACAACCCTCGCAGAGCAAGTTTCTTGGCTCGCATGGGCAATATGGCTGGTGCAGAGTACAAGGATGGTGAACCGACAAGACTGCTTCTTTCGCTGAAAGCATGGGGTGCATCCTCAAAGGCTGACGCAAAGGCAAAAGCTAAAGCTATATCCGCAAGGAACAAAGCGAAGGCAAGCAGATGACATACTTAGAACTTGTAAACGATGTTTTAGTCAGGTTACGAGAAGAAACAGTTGCTACTGTTTCTGAAACTACTTACTCGTCTCTGATTGGTAAATTTGTTAACGATGCAAAGCGTCAGATTGAAGATGCCTTTGCATGGAATGTGCTTGGCACAACCATTACTCTTAGCACTACATCAGGCACATACTCTTATGCTTTGACAGGTGCTGGTCAAAAATTCCAAGTTCTTGATGTATTGAATGTCACAAGCAACATTCGCATGAAGAACATTGATTTTGCAACCATGAACAGGTTTCAGAATTTCTCTACTCCTGTTAATGGAATCCCTGCCTATTACGCATTTGATGGTGTTGATGGTAGTTATGACACAAAGGTCACAATTTATCCTCGTCCTGATGGCGTGTATAGCATTCCATTTAGTCTGACAGTTCCTCAAGCCACATTGTCTTCTGACTCAACTGTTGTCAAAGTTCCTGACACATTGGTTGCTCAGAATGCTTATGCTCGGGCTTTGGTTGAGCGTGGTGAAGATGGTGGTCTGTCTTCATCTGAGGCTTATTTACTCTACAAAGCCATGCTCTCTGATTACATTGCATTGGAAGGCACACGCTATCCTGAGAATCAGGAGTTTGTTGCGATATGAGCCAACCTATTCAGACTTTCAGCATCTCAGCCCCAGGTTTTTATGGGCTGAACACTCAAGACTCGCCTCTTGATTTGAATGCTGGATTTGCATTGGTTGCGACTAATTGCATCATTGACCAATATGGTCGTATTGGTTCACGCAAAGGTTGGTCAAGAGTTAATTCTTCTTCTGGAAACCTTGGCGCAAATGATGTCAAAGTCATTCATGAATTGGTACAAGCTGATGGTTCTTTGACTGTATTGTTTGCTGGAAACAATAAGATATTCAAGTTGGGTTCAGGCAATGCGGTGACTGAACTCACTTATGGAGGTGGGGGTACTGCACCAACTATTACTGCAAGCAATTGGCAATGTGCATCATTGAATGGCATTACCTACTTCTTTCAGTCTGGTCACAATCCATTGATTTATGACCCTGCTGTATCGACTACAACATACCGCAGAGTTTCAGAGAAAACTGGTTATGCTGCTACAGTTCCTGATGCTGACATTGTGATTTCAGCATTTGGTCGTTTATGGGCGGCTAATACAACTTCTATCAACTCTACTGTTTACTTCAGTGACTTGATTTCAGGTCATGTATGGTCAACAGGCACTGCTGGCTCATTGAATGTGAACAATGTGTGGGTGAATGGTGCTGACCAGATCACTGGTTTAGCGGCTCACAATGGTTTCTTGTTCATCTTTGGTAAGCGTCAGATTCTTGTTTATCAAGGTGCAACATCTCCATCAACCATGTCAATCAGTGACACTGTTGAAGGCATTGGTTGCATTGCTCGTGACAGTATTCAAACCACAAGCACTGATGTGTTGTTTTTGTCAAACTCTGGTGTCAGATCGTTGATGAGAACGATTCAAGAGAAGTCTGCGCCTGAAAGAGACTTGTCAAAGAATATTCGCAATGACTTGATGGGTGCTGTGGCTGGTGAGACATTGACAAACATCAAGTCTGTGTATTCAGAGCGTGAAGCCTTTTACTTGTTGACAACCCCTAGCATTGACACAACTTGGTGCTTTGATACCAAGGCTTATTTGCCTGATGGTTCTGCAAGGGTGACTACATGGGATTCAATCACGCCTAAGTCTTTCTTGTCTCGCAGAGATGGAAGTCTTTACATTGGCAAGAATGGATATATTGGGTACTACAACACTTATCAAGATTACGACACTTCTTATCGTATGTTGTATTACACAAATCATGCTGACCTTGGTGACCAGAATGTGACTTCAATTCTGAAGAAACTATCAACAGTGGTAATTGGTGGCTCTAACCAAATTGTGACATTCAAATGGGGATTTGACTTCAAGACAAACTATTTGTCTGCAAGTGCAACTATTCCAACTCAAAATGTCTATTACTATGGTGTGGCAGAGTATGGCGCAAATGCCACAACGATTGCCTACTATTCTGATGGTGTTGCATTGCAAACATTGACAGTTCCTGCAACTGGAACAGGTAAGGTTGTGCAAACAGGTTATGAATCAGACATCAATGGTTTTGCCTTGTCTATTCAGAAGATTGAAATTCAAGCCAAAAATGGCAAGATGAGTTAAAGGAGAATTATTGTGACTGATTACACCAAGAGCACGAACTTTGCTACAAAAGACAATTTGTCTTCTGGCAATCCATTAAAGATTGTCAAAGGTACTGAGATTGATACTGAATTCAACAATATTGCGACTGCTATTGCAACCAAGGCAGATTTAGCAAGCCCTACTTTTACTGGTACACCATCATTGCCAACAGGAACGACTGCTGTCACCCAATCATCGACTGATAGCAGTACAAAGATAGCAACAACTGCATTTGTTCAATCTGTTGCACAAGTATTGTTCCCAGTAGGTGCAATTTATTCTGCGACTGTTTCTACTAACCCCAGCACATTGCTTGGATTTGGAACTTGGACTGCATTTGGTGCTGGTCGTGTATTGATTGGTGCTGGTACTGGTGGTGGGGCAACCTACACCGCTGGTTCAACTGGTGGTAGCAAGGATGCAATCACTGTTAGCCACACCCACACTGCAACTGTTACAGACCCCGGACACTTGCATACGCAAACTGAATATAACCAACCCGGCATTGGTAATGCTGGTGGCGGTGGTGCAAGGGTGAATGCTCAAACAGCTAATACTGGAACAGCCACTACTGGAATTAGTGTTGCTGTGAGTACAACTGGTTCAAGTGGTACAGATGCAAACTTGCCTCCTTATGTTGTTGTGTATATGTGGCAAAGAACTGCATGAAAAACCCTGAAATATTGCATCACTTCTCTGATGGGCTTTATGCCAAGCAGTCAAATTTTCCTGCTGGCATGGCTATCTTGAAACATACGCATGACTTTAGCCATTTATCAATATTGGCTCAAGGTAAAGTTGCTGTGTTGCGTGGAAATGAGATTGACATTGTTGAAGCTCCAGCGTGTATTGAGATTAAAGCAGGGTTGACTCATGGAGTTAAGGCAATAACAGATTGTGTTTGGTTTTGTATTCATGCCACTGACGAAAAAGATGCGTCTAAAGTGGATGAAATTTTGATTAAGGGAGATTGATATGCCTATAGCCGCCGCCACAATTATGGGAGGTGCATCACTGTTAGGTGGTGCAATGCAAAGTAAAGCCGCTAAGAGTGCGGCTCAAGAATCTGCACGAGCACAACTTGAAGCGGCAAGAATTGCGGCTGAAGCGGCTAAGTTTCGCCCTGTAGGTGTAACTACTCGTTATGGTAGTTCTCAATTTCAATTTAATCCACAAGGCTACCTAACTGGTGCTGGTTACACAGTAAGTCCTGAATTAAAGGCTTATCAAGACCGCCTACAAGCACTGACTGAGCAAGGGTTAACCCAAGCAGAGCAAGCACAAGCTCAGTATCAGCCACTTAGCACTGCGGCTACAGGGCTGTTTGGATTGGGTCAACAGTATTTGGCTCAAAGTCCTGAACAAGTAGCGGCTCAGTACATGGCACGACAGCAAGATTTGCTTGCTCCTAGCCGTGAAAGACAGATGGCTCAGTTGCAAAACCAGTTGTTCCAAACAGGTCGTGGTGGTTTATCTGTAGGTGCTACAGGTGCTAGACCTAGTGGTGCGGCTGGTTTGGGTGCAACCACTCCTGAGATGGAGGCTTACTACAACGCATTGGCGCAACAAGACTTGCAATTGGCTTCTCAGGCTCAACAAGCTGGTCAACAGAATGTGGCTTTTGGCACAGGATTGTTGGGTCAGGGTGCTAACTTGATGGGTCAGTATCAAGCTGGTCAGGTCGGTGCTTTAAGTCCATTTACAAGCTATTTAGGTGCTGGTTCTACCATTGAGCAACTTGGACAACAGCCTTTGGATATTGGTGCTCAGTTGGGTGGTCGTGCGGCTACTGCTGGTCAAAATGTTGGTCAATTCTTGTATGGTGGTGGAATAAATGCGGCAAGAACCATACAAGCGGCATCAGGTCAAAGTGGATTGGGTGCGGCATTGACAGGATTAGCAAATAATCCTTATGTGTCTCAAGGCATACAAAATTATTTTAATAAACCTTCACCTTATATGGCAAATACCACAGCATCAGCCTTTGGCGACACAACTGGATATGTTCCAGACAGCACTGGTTATGCAAGACCAGTAACTTTGTTTTAAGGAATAATCATGGCACTTTTTACTGAAGAAATATCTCCAAAACAAGTACCAAATGTTTTGGGAAGTACGCAACCAAGAGCATTCCTTGCAGATAGTGTTATTGACCCAACAACTTTGCCAGTTGACCAATCATTAGGGTTATCTCCTACTGCATCTATTCAACAGCCTTTTATGTTTGAGCCTATGAAGTCTGCTCAACAACCATCTATTATTGGTGGAATGTTTAGCCCTGAACTGCGTAGTGCCGCAGAGATGGAATACTTGCAAAATCGTCAAAGAGCCATGAAAGATGAGGCTTTAGCTTTTGCTCAATTGACTCCTATGCAACAAGCTCAATTTGGTTTCTATCGTGGTGGTCAACAATTAGGTGATGCACTTAGTGGAGCATTAGGTGGTCAAGACCCACAATTACGCATGATTGGCTTGCAACAGCAAATCTTGAGTGAACTTGACCCAAGTGACCCTGAACAACAATTAAGAGTTGCTCAAAAATATGCAAGAGTTGCTCCTGATTTGGCTATGAAGATTGCTGATAGTTCTCGCAAAGCATTGGCTGAAGAAGCATTGATAAAACAACGCACTGCTGAAAAAATGACTAATGAACA